TTAGTAAATAACAGTATTTAACCTTATTTGACATTATTTTAATGTAAAGAACTGTTAAATAAAGTAAAGAACTGTAGAAAGAAGGATATATATGAAGAAAGAATTTAATTTGCTTGATGAAAATTGGGTGCGTATATTGCTTCCAGATTATACCATTAAAGAAGTTTCACTCACGGATGTTTTCACTCACAGCCATGAATACATGGATTTGGCAGGTGAAACAGATACTCAAAATGTCGCAATGATACGGCTGCTTCTTGCAATTGCTCATTCCGGATTTGCAAGATTCGACTCAAACGGTGATGAAATTCCACTTTCAAACAGGGATGAAGCAATCAGCCGTTGGAAAAGCTATTGGAATCTCGGTCATTTCCCAGAAGCGTTTTTAAAATATTTAGAGGAATACAGAGAACGTTTCTGGCTTTTTCATCCTGATGCTCCATTCTATCAGGCAAACGAAGCTAAAAAAGGAACTGCTTTTGGTGCTGCAAAGTTAAACGGAGAAATTTCTGAAAGCAACAACAAGGTACGAATTTTTGCAACAAGAAGTGGAGAAGCAAAAATGCAACTAACATATGCAGAAGCGGCTAGATGGCTTCTTTTTATCAATGGGTATGACGATGTTTCTGTAAAGCCAAGTAGGGCAGGTTTGCCGTCAATCAGTATTGGATGGTTGGGGCAAAATACTATTGTTTACGCAATCGGGCGAAATCTTTTTGAAACACTTATGATGAACCTAGTTCCTTTACAGAATGGTAATGGGGAATTGTGGCCTAAGCCTTGCCCGATATGGGAATGCTTGCCGCGATCCGATGAGCGCAAAAAGATTGATCCACCTTCTAACCCAGCGGAATTATTCACGCACCAATCGCGCAGGATATTTCTCAAGCGTGAAAATGGAGTTATAACCGGATTTAACGCATTGGGTGGGGAATTTTTTGATAAAGAACGTGTTACAGCTGAAACCATGGCACTTTACATTTTAAATAATAACAGTGCTAAACCACTTCGCTTATTTAACGATGTTCCTTTGTGGCAACTACTCGACAAGATACTTTGCAGCAATCAAGATACTGCTACATGGTTGCGCTTAATTGGAATTGGCAATGCAGGCTTTCAGACCTGTGGAATGGTGTATGATTCCAAGTTAATGAGGTTTGTTGATGAATGTTCAAAAAGATTTACAGCAAATCTCGATCCTAACTTTGCAGATTACATATCTGTTGGCATTGAACTGTGCCGTTATATCACAAATGAAATTGGTGTATTATCCTACAATATTCAGATGGCTAGTGGCAAGCAGAATCCGACTGAACTTAAAAAATATGAGTTTTCTAGTAACCTAGATTTGATTTGGTCCAGATTTCTTTCATCAAGCGCCACCGCATTTGAATATTTTCTAAGAATGGTCAAGCAGTCTGCACTGGACTTTTCTAAATCTTTAATTGATAATGCATCCCCAACATCATTTAGAGGTCGAATAGTTACGGTGAATGGCAAGGAAAAGTATTATTGCACAGCAAAGGCTTATAATTCTTTTTTGTATTATCTCAACCGATTGATACCAGAGGAATCTAATGACCTTGAGGCTGTAAAAGAACATTTGATTTCTTACAAGGCAGAGCTTAAATCAAAGGAAGAAGGTGATTAAGTGGATTCAGAAAATAAAAACACGTTTTCAACCATCATAAAAACAATAATGTTTAAGAAAGAGATGGACGGCACTCAGCTTGCAAAACTATTAGGATGCTCTCAGTCCAATGTGTCCAAAAAGCTTAGATTAAATAATTTTAGAGAAAGTGATATACGTCAGATATCCGAAGCATTAGGATATGACGTTTCTATCAAACTCACATCAAAGGACACCGGAGAGGAATTGCAGATGTTGTAATAGTGTATTTTACATTTTTTACATTATTTAACTTTATTTAACAATATTTGACATTTATTTACAGTAAAATATTCTTTAAAAGAGTTGTCAGTTTATCTGGCAGCTCTTTTTGTCGTTAATATGTCGTATCTCTGTCGTTTTTACATCTTATTTTTATGGCACAATACAGTCAGAATAAGAGGAAGGAAGGTGTGAATGATGTTTCCTGAATCATTTTTAACTAAAATATTTGAAAGACCAGATGTATGTATGATTCCAATGCAGTATCAATCAGCAATGATTCAGGCTATTGGAGAGGTTCTTGACGAGGAAGGAGTGATAATCGACGATGCCGATACCAAATCAGATGTATCAACCGTACAACCAACAGACAATGTATGGCCAATATAATAGTTATTACCCGTATCAATATCAGCAGCCGCGTTATGATCTGCAGCAAAACCAGCCGCTTTTTAATCAGCAGCAAAGCATTCAGCCACAGCAGCAGGCTGGATTGAACGGAAAGGTCGTGCAAGCTGTCGAACAAATTACTGCGAACGATGTACCTATGGACGGTTCAGTTGCCGTATTCCCAAAGCAAGACATGTCAGAGATCTATACAAAATCATGGAATGCAGATGGAACCATTAGAACGATTGTATATAAGCCGTACACAGCTTCACAGCCAGATGTGGCGAATAGTTCAGCCGACATGTCCAAAATGAAAATGGGGCTATCTGACGAGGCTACAGAGGCATTTATGGCAAGATTTGATAGCCTTGAAAAGAAGTTTGATGAATTGATGCCTAAGATAGCGCCTAAAAGGTCCGGAGGCTTAAAGAAGGAGGCAAATGAGAATGAATAATCCATTTCAGCTATTTCAAGCCATGAGGAATCCACAGCAGTTTTTGCAGCAGATGGCTGGAAACAGCCAAGCTATGAGCAATCCCATTTTAAAAAATGCTATGGATATGGCAAATAAAGGCGATACAAAAGGTGTAGAACAATTAGCTCGCAACCTTTGCAAAGAAAAAGGGATAAATGTTGATGATGCTGTTCGCCAGATAAAAAGTCAATTTGGAATAAAATAATGGGTGAAATTTTATCACCCATTAGAAAAACTACTTATACACTTTTTCTGTAAAAGCTCTTTCAACAGTCCAACCTTTTCGGAGGCGATTATGAAGAACATCCCAACTTATTCCGAGCAAATCAGACCATTCTTTTAGAGTTTTGGTTTCTCCGTTATACTCTATATTCAAATTATTTGATTTGTTTATAGCTTGTTCTCCAGAAGTTGCCCAACGACAATTATTTGGCTCATAGTTACCATTATTGTCAATTCGATCAAGTGTGTAGTTCTCAGGACGTCCACCAATAGATTCGGACCATTCTACAAATTTCCAAAAGTCATGCCATTCTTCGCACACGGTTATTCCTCGTTTGCCATATTGGTAATACTTTGGATGGTTTGGGCTTTCACAACGTCCGATCATGTTTTTCCATAGCCCATATAGTGGATTTTTAGTTCTTCCATCAATATATGCCGGACTATTTTTTAGCAAACAACCGCAACTTTTCACTTTGTGATTTTTAAACAGGTAAGGCAATACCCTAACTTTATTTCCACAATCACATAAGCACTCAATATACTGCCTTTTATCAGATGGCCTTCTTTCTGAAAGACCTATTGCTGTAAGCATATTAGATCTTTGACCTATATAATTATCTATGCTGATCTTAGGCTTCCTTGAGTAAGAACAGGACCCACAAGATTTCTGATGGCCCTTAATAACTCTGTCAGGAGCAAAGGAGATAATTCTTCCACAATCACACTTGAAATCAAACCCATTTGGGATATCTGAATTTTTTGATTGTGAAATTACAGTAAGATGGCCATATTTTTTCCCTTTATAATCGGAAATGTGATACTTGAGCATAAAAACAACACCTTGCCTTTCGTGTTTTTAATCGCCTACCAATAAACGTGCAGAAGTCACTAGGCATTGTGATTTTCGGGTCGCGATTCCCTATCTGCACAAAGATATTATAACACAAAAATATTAAAAATGATACTAATTCTTGCAAGATTATGTATATAAAAAATTATTACGGAGGTAAATAGTATGTTTAACTCAGGAAACTGTAGTGTACCATTAGTGGCTAGCATTGATGGTAACGGCAATAACAACGGCGGCTGGGGCAACGACGGCTGGGGGCTTATTTGGATCGTTTTGATTTTTGCCATTTTCGGCTGGGGTAATGGCTTCGGCGGTTGGGGCAATAACGGTGGCGGCATGGGTTCTACCGCGGCAGCCTACACAGATAGCGCAATTCAGCGTGGTTTTGATCACCAAGCGATTATTGGAAAGTTAGACGGAATCAACAATGGTATTTGTGATGGATTTTACGCAGTTAACAATAGCATGTTAACCGGATTCAATGGAATCAACACAAACATCATGCAGACTGGATATGGCATTCAGCAGGCTATCAACGCTGATACCGTAGCTAATATGCAAAATACAAATGCTCTGCAGGCACAGTTAGCTAACTGCTGCTGCGAGACACGCGAAGCTATTCAGGGTGTAAATTACAATATGGCAACCAACACTTGCGCATTGCAGAACACTATGAACAACAACACCAGAGATATTATTGACAACCAGAATGCAGGTGTGAGAAGCATCCTTGACTACCTTTGCCAGGACAAGATTGCTACCTTGCAGGCTGAGAACAATGATCTTCGCAGAGCTGCTTCACAGGATCGCCAGAGTGCACTGCTCACCACAGCAATGGCTGCGCAGACCAATCAGATTATTGACGCTGTAAGACCTACTCCAGTACCGTCTTTCCCGGCATCTAATCTCTATGGCTATGCTTACGGATGCGGATGCAATAGTGGTTGCAACTGCTGACAAAATTAAATATCGGTATCTTAACCAAAACGGTTATGTCTGCTAACTAACGCAGTATTACTATCAGCAAAGGGGCAGACTCGAAATAGAGCCTGTCCCTTATTTTAAGGAGGTATCAAATGGCAGAATATGTTGCAGTCGCAACACAGGAAGTTGCGGCAAATGGAAATGTAACTTTTACAAGTACATCTGTTAAGGGTTCAAACTGCATACAGCACCGTGAAGGCAGTGGAATCATTACTCTTAGAGGTCTTACGAATCAGTGTCAGGCACGTTTTTTTGTAGACTTTTCTGCGAATATAGCTCTTCCGGCTGGGGGAACTGTGGCTCCTATATCATTAGCAATTGCTATCAGTGGTGAGCCGGTGCTTGCTTCCAAAATGATTTCAACACCAGCTGCAGTATCTCAATTCAACAATGTGTCCTCAGGCATTTTTATCAGTGTTCCACGTGGCTGCTGCGTAAATATTGCAGTTGAGAATACAAGTGGCGTTGCTATTGAAGTTGCTAACGCAAACCTTATAGTGAATAGAGTTGCTTGATTGGAGGTAGACTATGCACATTGAAAGAATGCACAAAATGATTGAATGCCTTACAGAAAAGGCACTGAATGAGCTTGAGAAAGGCGTTGAAAATGTCGATACTCACGAGATGGGTGCAGTGATAGACATGATCAAAGACCTTAACGAAGCTGAATATAGAGCCGTAATCACAAAAGAAATGAAAGAGGCTGATGAGGAAGAAGAGGAGTACAACAAGGAACTTCTTAGAGTACTTAAGGCAGAATATGGTGAAGAAGGTGGCAGACGCTATTACGACCGCTACAGATACGCTAACGGCAGATTTGCCCCAAAGGGTAGAGGGACAAGAACCACAGGCAGACGAGGTTATGACGAACCACCTTATTGGCACATGACACCAGAAATGTATTATGAATGGGCTGATATGCCAGAAGAAGAGCGTATGCGTGATCTCGATAGACTCCGCTTTGGGCGCATGTACTACTCTGACCCACGTAGAGGCTCCCAAATGCCGTCAGATGGTAGAAGTGTAGAAGATATGGGAATGAAGTCAGAAAGCCGATATGACCGTGCTAGAAGGTCATACAGTGAGACTAAGGACATGCACAAAGCTAACACCAAAGAAGACAATGACGCAAACATGCGAGGGCTTGAGTCCTTGCTGGCCGTCATTGACGAAGATCTTAAAGAGATCATGCCAGGGCTTTCAGCTTCCGAAAAAACAATGATGAAAACCAAGATGACAAACTGGGTACAGCGTATATAATCAATGGTACAACCGGGGGCAGATGCTCCCGGTTGTATTTCAATTGCGCACTTGCTATAAATGTGCTATAATGGGGGTATCAAATGTTTTTTACAGTAAATAACAACACTTGGCAAGTTTGCTTTGTCAACCCTGATGATCCGCAGTTGCAGCGCAGTGACGGAACATATACTCTCGGTGTAACCGACAATAATTTGAAGACCGTCTTTATGTGTAATGATCTGTCAAACCAGATGATTGATAAAGTACTATGCCATGAGCTGACACACGTTCATGCAATGGAATATGGATATTCTATCCCAATCGAAACTGAGGAAATTGTCGCAGACTTTATAAGTCTTTTTGGCAGGAGTATAGTAGCTGTTGCAGACGAACTTATATATCAACTTTTAGGAAACAATACAATTAGGCACTGTGCATAGAATAAAGACCGCAGTACATGTACAGTTTTAGGCAATGTGCTAGAAAGGAAGGCAGATGTACACGAAGATTCACACGCAAAAAGACGTTCTCCGTGAGCGATATCTTTATCAATCCGAACTTACTCCACTGGGGTTTCCAAAACTGCTCCCAATACATGCTGCTCTGAGCGGGCTTAATGCAGTATCGTTTTGTGAGGCAGTGAAAGAAAAAAATCCGAAGAAGTCACTTTGTCACTTTTTTATTGATGATGCACGGTTCGAGCCATTATGGAATCAGCCGCAAAAGTATATTCCAATGCTCGAAAATTTCAAATACATCTGCGCTCCTGACTTTTCGTTCTACGATTCTATGCCAAAGGTCGTGCAGCTGCATCAAGTGTACAGAAGTCGTGCCCTGGCATGGTGGCTATTTATGAATGGTTGTAACGTCATCCCAACTGTAGGTTGGGGAAATGCAGAGACGTTTGATTTTTGCTTTGAAGGGCTACCAGAAGAGAGTACGCTGGCAATCAGTACAAACGGCTGTTTTACCGATCAAGGCAAGGAGTGTTATCGACAGGGCTTCAAAGAAATGTGTTCCCGACTCCATCCTGCAGAAATTTTAGTTGTTGGGCGCCCTATTGATGTGGACACAGATGCAAAAATTACGTATCGAGAATCATTTGGACAGCAGCTTACGAGAAAGTTGAGGGGATGATATGGGCAGTAGAAGTGGAAAAAAACACGAAATCAGCATAATAACCTATGTCGGCAGTTTGAAGCGCATCAGAACTGAGGAAACTGTCGGAAACATCACGGTCATAAGAACCGAATATAAACAGCAGAGACAGAAGCAGCGTCGTAAGAAAAGCCGATAGATTTTGACATTATTTTACAGTAAAATAATGTGGAATAGCGTAAAGTAATGTAAAATACTGTCAAGAACTGTAAAATAATAGGGATAGATTTGATTCTATCCCTACTTTTTATTATGGTTTTTTTCTATGTCTCTTTCCGATTTCTTTTAGCTCATCTTCCCATCCCTGATGACTCTTTATGTATTCACCAAAGAGTTTTTTTTCAGCCTCTTTGCGTGCCGATGCTGCCTCTTCCAGACTAGCATATACTCCCAAATGATATTGTTTATGTCTAAATGTTATATATGCTCTATAACTTCCGTTTTTTTGAAGCGAAACCCCGTTTACTTTTGTACTAGAATTTTTGTTGACAGTTCCATTTTCTCTTGATCTAATGCTTGGCAAGCAAGAACCATCCACATAGCAGCTTTTCTGTATTTCTTTCAAAAAGTTCCCATTATTACGGTTACAATTTACACACATATAATTTTTTTTCAATCTGGACAACTGGGTTTCTGTTTCTTTTCCACAAACTGGGCATATAGCTTTGCAATAAAAAACATTCTCCCCCTTTTTCTTAAAAATACTTACAATTTTAAATCCATTGATACTAGTTCCGACTTTTTTCTGTGCAATTCTCAAGTTGGTTTCGGATATTTTTTTAGAGGTAGTTTTTACATGCTCCTTATTGCACCCACAAGATTTAGATTTACCTGCTAATAGCATACGACTATATACGTTTCTAACTGTCCCACAGTCACATTTGCATAGAACTGAATACGGTCTACTTGATTCACCAATCACCTTCCACATTCCGAAACGATCACCAGTCTTAACCAAAGATTCTTTTCGTCTGGCTTTTAAGTATTCCTTATTGCATCCACAAGATTTAGAATCACCAGCGCAAAGAGATCTGTTGCTTACATCTCTAATCGTACCGCAAGTACATCTGCACTTTGAGTAATAGGGCTTGCTGCCTTGCCCTATTACTTCCCATTGCCCAAACTTATCACCTATCTGAATATTATATTTACCAATCATTCATCTTCATTCCCTCTCTCAATTTTTTGCTTTCGAATCACTTCCAGTGCCATTTTTACATCCTTTTCGGTCTTTTCAATTAGTAATTCTTACACTCTCCAACCTTTATTTACACTCAGAAGTTATTTGACTCGCCTTACCTTCTTTAAGTATGTTTTTTATATACCTTTCCACTATTTTCTCTTCATCCGCTGTTAAATCAATTTCTTTAAAAGATTTTAAATTGTCGCGCATTACCTGATTTGCCCATTGTGGTCCCTCAAAGCACAGACATTGAAGCGTATGCAGTATTTTTTGTGACGCTATGTAGCCAGGTGTAAGAGCCGGCATTCCTTTCAACATAATATTACGAGATGACGCAATAAAAAGTTTTGCCCCATCACCTGCAAATCTAATGCCCTTCGGATAAGTTGCAGGAATAAAATCGTTATTTCCTGTAATGCTACACATTCCATTTGGTTCCAAACTGTGAAGATAATAGTCTTTCCATTGTTTGTTTTGCCCGTCTCCTGATCGAAGAAGATTCAGGCAATATTTTTCATATTCTCCATTAAAACTTGCTCTTATCAATTCTTCCTGCGGAGCCATTACAAAACAAACAACAGTTTTTTCTTCTGGATAAGGAATCTTTTTTAGAAATCCTTGCAAAACATCCCTCATCAATCCTTTTTGAACAAATCTGTATACTGATTTTGCCAATTTGTCATCTACTTCAGAAATGTAGGCTTCTAATTGTTCCATATATTTGTCGTGTTTTTCTTTGTTATAGTCTGCCGACAAATATTGCATATTGTCATGAATTGGATGTGGATTGTTTCCACTTGTCCTTGATTCAGATTCAATGGTGCATGGAATAGTAAAACGATCTTTACCGTTTAACATCGCCCCTATGTAATTTCCATTTTCATCGAGCAATACCTTTATATGTGGTAAAATTCTTGTATGGGCTATTGGGATAATATCCTCAACACCCATATCTTCATACACTTTCAGCAAATTTTCCCAATTCATATTTGCCCTTCCTTTCTTTGTCAATATGCACTATTATAAGATAGCAGTACTGTTTGCACATTGTAAATATTGTACAAAATATTTTATGTTCTCCTATCAAACACTCCCAAAATACAGTGCAACCACCATACCGCCGAAGATCAACGCGCCAAGTAACAAGTCACCAATGCCATTTGCTACTGCATCAAGCATTTTTTT